TTCGTGTGCCTGCGTAAATTGTAGCTACGTTACTAGTAACTGTTGCACATTGCAATGTAATGTTGCCCGCAGTTGAACCATTTGTGACTCGGAACTCTAAGCGGAATGTTACCTGGATACCGATACCAGTAGCAAATGTTGTTCCTAATGTATTTATTGCAGTGATTAGAGACGGAGTTTGAAACGCCGCCAATGTAGCAAGGCTACCATATTGTTCACCACTTATAGTACATCCTGTTGGTGCGCCAATAGCAAGTTTTAAACCTGTATTCGTTGTTGCTTTTGATGCTGTTCCGGTAATAGTAACGACATAAGCTTCATTTGCCGCAATCGCAAAACCTAAATTAGTTGATACTGCTGTTGTGCTAGATGTTGTGAAGTCAGATGCTAGAAATTCTGATCCACCAGTTTGCATTAATTGCAACTGATCATAAACCGCATTTTTAGATGGAGCTATTGCTGATACGCCATTCCAACTAGAATCATATGCCGCATCACTTATAGTAGAACCACCTACAGATGCCCATGAGCCACCACTACTCTTCGCCTCCACCACACCAGCATTATCTCTAAATCCGTATCCTGCTGATCCATCAGTTGTTCCAAAATTATAATAACCACTTAAAGGAACTTGAATATTTTCGGAAAATCTATGAACTGCACCAGACCCTACTACATCATACGTTGCAATGCCAGTTGATCCAACATTAATATCCAAATAATTCGATGCATCATATCCTGCACGGAAAAGATTGCTTGTTGAGAGGATATGCAATTTAGTTGCTGGAGTTATTGTTCCAAACCCCGAATTTCCGCTATCAGCAATAAGAGCATATCCACCTCCGCTTCTGGTAAAGTAGCCACCTACACCAGTTGATCCAGATGCTATTCCATAAACACCTTTATATGTTCCTTCCCCATATACTCCAGCCTGGCTATAACCTACATCAAGGCTAGTTGCATAGACTCCATATTTATTACCATAGAAAGAACCACCGGTATCTCCTCCATAACCTCTAATAGCCACACCATCAAGAGAAGTTTCTCCAATAAGATTTGAAACTTGCAAACCATATTGGGGTCCATTAACACTCTCTACATATAATCGAGCGTATATAGTAGGGAAAGCATTTATTCCAACATAACCGCTGGTATTAATACGCATCGCATCGGCATTGCCACCAGTTTGGAAATTTATGTAATCTGCGCTTCCTGCAATCGATGTTGATTTAATAACAAGAGAAGAATTAGTTTGATTTCCGCCTATAATAGTTGGAGTAATCACACCAACACCATGCACAGTTGACGCAGAATTAAACGTTTGTTGACCAGTCCATGTATTAGCCTTTGCAAGGTTTATATCCGCCGTAAATATGCCTGAACCAGTGATGGGTGTTGAACCAATTGTAAGTGTGGAATTTACTGAAGACAATCCTACTGATGTAACAGTTCCTGGTGCCCAATTTGCACTATTACTATTAACAGTTGAGTATACACTTAAATTATTAGCAGATTGCGTAGAAAAATTAGTGTATGTATTTTGCCAACTTGCACTATTAGAATTTACAGTTGAGTATGTATTCTGCCAATTGCCTGTTAAAGCTTTAATATCAGAGCCTTGATAATTCCAATTTGTTGCACTACTAGCATTTACAGTTGAGTATACACTTATATTATTAGCAGATTGAGTAGAAAAATTAGTGTATGTATTTTGCCAATTACCTGTTAAACTTTTTATATCTGTTCCTTGATAATTCCAATTAGTAGCAGAGTTAGTATTAACAGTAGTATAAGAACTATTCCATTGGTCACTGTTGCCACCGTTCGCATATATTGCATTTGTTGTGGACAAAACACCGGTAACAGTTCCACCAGCAAGAGGTAAATATGCGGATAAATTATCAGTAAATGCTGTAGATTGAATTGAACCATTAGGAAAATGAAGTAATCCATCATTACCAAAGGTCCAAACATATCCCGCAGAAGCTGTTGTATTATCAGTACCAATGCTAAAACCACCACCAGCAGGATTTCCATAATTAGCATCTGATGCCCATGCAAATACATTTCCATCATAACTTGCAAGCTCAGCATAAAATCCCGGCTTACCTACAATAGTAAATCCACCATCTGACAAAGTATCTCCTATAGTACCAGTAGGAAAATGTAAATTGCCATCCCCACTTAATATTACTTGATACGAACCATTTATCAGTCTATCAGCAACACTCCATGATGCAGAATTTGTCTGAACAGTGGAGTATGTACCCTGCCAATTGCCTGTTAAAGCTTTAATATCAGAGCCTTGATAATTCCAACTGCCACTATTAGAATTTACCGTGGAGTATGTACTCTGCCAATTGCCTGTTAAACTCTTGATGTCTGTTCCTTGATAATTCCAAGTAACACCGCTATTTGTATTAACAGTGGTGTATACACTTAAATTATTAGCAGACTGCGTAGAGAAATTGGTGTATGTATTCTGCCAACTAGCACTATTAGAATTTACAGTTGAGTATGTACCCTGCCAATTACCAGTTAAAGCTTTAATATCAGAGCCTTGGTAATTCCAATTTGTAGCACTATTACTATTAACAGTAGTATAAGAGCTATTCCATTGATCACTGTTGCCACCGTTTGCATATATTACATTTGTTGTGGATAAAACACCTGTAACAGTTCCGCCTGAAAGAGGCAAATATGCACCTACTGTTGGAACAAGCTGAACATTAGTAACTTGTTTTACTGTTACAATAACACCAGGAGTATCTGGAATTGTTGGGTTGGTATGTGTAGTAAATGTTTCTACAGTTACTTCTGTAGCATTACAATGCCAATATATTTCTATAAAATCATTAGCAGCTAGAGTAGCTATAAATGGTGTTACTGCAATTAACTGTGCAGGTATGCCTGCACTTTTTCTTGCTGGTATGGTAAATACAGAACTACTATCTGGTATATCAACACCATTTTTTCTGAACCAAATATAGATATCCTCTTGAGTGTTACTTGTATTTTTATACTGGATACTAAAAATTATTTCGTAAGTACCAATATTATTGAATAAAATTTTATTACTACTTAAACTAACTCCGTTAGCTTCAAATGTATTTGCTATACTAAGTTTTTTAGCCTGATTAGCCCCAGTAAGAGTTTGCGCAGTGGTATCATAAAATGAGCCATAATAACCTGTTTGATTTGATGCAGAAGCTGGTGAACCAGTTGTCCATTTTTGTAATACACTACTATATGTTAGTACCTGACCATTAGCAGGAGACGGTATATACACATCTTTAAGTGCATAAAGATAATTTATACTACTCAATGCTGATAATGATACTGTATTACCACCACTAATACTAAGTTGTGCATTGCTCTCATTAAATGATAGTGTTTGTGGGCTACCACCTGTTCCCCATGTTGCAGAATAAGAACTAACAGTAGAATATGTATTCTGCCAATTACCAGTTAAACTTTTTATATCTGTTCCTTGGTAATTCCAATTTGTAGCAGAATTTGTATTAACAGTAGTATAAACAGAAAGATTATTAGCACTCTGAGTAGAAAAGTTGGTATAAGTTTGATCCCAATTACCAGTTAAAGCTTTAATATCATTTCCTTGATAATTCCAATTTGTAGCACTATTAGTATTAACAGTAGTATAAACATTTAGATTATTCGATGACTGAGTAGAAAAATTAGTATATGTATTTTGCCAATTACTAGTCAAAGCTTTAATATCATTTCCTTGGTAATTCCAATTTGTAGCAGAATTAGTTTGAACAGTATTTCTAGTATCGTTCCAATTTGCACTTGAACTTGTTAAAGCGGTATAGGAGGCTTGCCAATTTCCTGTTAAACTCTTAATATCATTTCCTTGATAATTCCAATTTGTAGCACTATTAGTTTGAACAGTAGTATAAACAGAAAGATTATTAGCAGATTGTGCGGAAAAATTAGTATACGTATTCTGCCAATTGCCTGTTAAAGCTTTAATATCATTTCCTTGATAATTCCAATTTGTAGCACTATTACTACTAACAGTAGAATATGTATTCTGCCAATTGCCTGTTAAAGCTTTAATATCATTTCCTTGATAATTCCAATTTGTAGCACTATTAGTTTGAACAGTAGTATATACACTTAAATTATTAGCAGATTGGCTACTAAAATTTATATAAGTCTGATCCCAATTACCAGTTAAAACTTTAATATCATTTCCTTGGTAATTCCAATTTGTTGCACTATTAGTTTGAACAGTATTTCTAGTATCGTTCCAATTTGCACTTGAACTTGTTAAAGCGGTATAGGAGGCTTGCCAGTTGGCAGTTAAAGCTTTAATATCATTTCCCTGATAATTCCAATTAGTAGCACTATTGCTACTAACGGTAGAATATGTATTCTGCCAATTTGCTGTCAGACTCTTAATATCATTTCCCTGATAATTCCAATTACTTCCAGAATTAATATTAACCGTATTATAAACAGAAAGATTATTCGCACTCTGAGAAGAGAAACTTACATATGTATTTTGCCAATTACTAGTTAATTCACGAACAGCCGTATCAATACCTGACCCACCTGATGATGAACCGCTTAGTGCTGATAATGATACTGTATTACCATCACTAATAGTAAGTTGTGCATTACTTGCATTAAATGATAATGTCTGTGGACTACCACCTGTACCCCATGCAGCAGAATAAGAACTAACGGTAGAATATGTATTCTGCCAATTTCCTGTTAAAGCTTTAATATCATTTCCTTGGTAATTCCAATTTGTAGCACTATTAGTATTAACTGTAGTATATAAACTCAAATTATTAGCACTCTGAGTAGAAAAATTAGTATAAGTCCTATCCCAATTTCCTGTTAAAGCTTTAATATCATTTCCTTGATAATTCCAATTTGTTGCAGAATTGGAACTTACTATAGAATAAACATTTAGATTATTCGATGACTGAGTAGAAAAATTAGTATATGTATTCTGCCAATTACTTGTTAAGCTCTTTATGTCTGTTCCTTGATAATTCCAATTACTTCCAGAATTAGTATTAACTGTACTATAAACAGAATTATAATTACTTGAATTTGAATTAAATGAATTATAAACAGAAAGATTATTAGCACTTTGAGAAGAGAAACCTATGTATGTATTTTGCCAATTACTTGAAAGAGATTTAATATCTGTTCCTTGGTAATTCCAATTTGTAGCAGAATTAGTATTAACAGTAGAATAAGTTGAATCCCAATTTGCACTCTTCGAATTTACAGTATTATAAACAGAAAGATTATTCGCACTTTGAGAAGAAAAACCGGTATATGTATTTTGCCAATTTCCTGTAAGAGCTTTAAGATCACTACCTTGGTAATTCCAATTACTTCCAGAATTAGTATTAACAGTATTATAAACAGAAAGATTATTAGCACTTTGAGAAGAGAAACTTACATATGTATTTTCCCAATTAGCAGAACGAGAATTTGTTAATGTATAATTACTTTTAAAGTTTCCTACATCACTACTTTTTAAAGTTTGTATAACATTTCCATTTCCGTCAAAGAAATTAATTGTGCTGCCAGCAACATAAAGGTTGTTTGTTGATAAACTTGGGGCACTAAGTCCGCCAGTCATAACATCACCAGAAAGTTTTACATATCTACTATTTCCAGAACTATTTGTTAAAAAACTAGCACTTGATGAGTTATAAGAAGTATAAACACTATTCCAATTTCCTGATGTAGTATTAACAACACTATTTGATTGTAATATATTTGCAGAATTACTATAAACAAAAGTGTTTACATTAGAATTTCCACCTCCACCGCCCCAAGTTGCAGAATATGTATTAACGGTTGTAAAAGTATTATATAAATCACCTGAATATGTAGCTGCCCAACTTGTAAAAAGAGGTTCGCTGCCACTATTAACACTAGACATTTGAGTTACAACTGCGCAAACAGCAGATGTAAAGTTTGTTATATCCGATGCATAGAACGGTAATTTTTTAATTTCAATTTTTTGACACTGTGAGGACACAGTGTTATTTATACTATTTTAGACTAAATAAATATATGGATTATTTAAAAATAATATGGTCGATTCTTTCTACATTTAAACAATTTTTTGAATTTGTATCTATATATTTAAAAAATGAAAAAAGAGTAAAAGAAATTAAAGAAGTGAGAGAATTAGAAAAAGAAATAGAAAAAAAGGTCGAAAATGGCACACAAAACGACATTGACGACCTTAATAAAAAACTTCGTTTTTAATTTCTATTCATATTCCGAAAGCATAAAAGTTTTACTTTTTATAGAATATATCTTAAGATTTTTTTTAAGTTTAAAAGAATGGTTCTCTACATCATTGCTGACAGTTCTGCAAGTGAAATATTACATCCAGACATTATTTGTAAAATTGATTGAATAGCAGCATCTTTATCACATTCACCTTCTGTATAAATTGTTTGACGATCATGACGATCTATACATAAAGGATCGAAAAAGTCTGCAACAATTAAACCATTTAAATAAGGAAATTGTAAAACAGTCCATGTATAGTGATTTGGATCATCAACAGGATATGGATTTTCCACACGATTGCATCGGTTTGCATCTTCAGTTAATAAACCATAACCACAAGTATTTACAGCAATAATATCTATTAAACCGCTTGCACTTGGGGCAGGAAGTGTAAAAGTTATAGTTGTGTTGTCTTTTGTGAATTGATCTACAGGATAAGCACTAAAAACATCTAATGCAGTAAATGGTTGAAAGGTTGACATTGGATACATTGTTGGATTTGAACCACTTACAAATAACCCATTCACATCTCCAAAGCTATAACCTTGTAATTTTATTGTTGGACTCTGACCTTCTACAATATAATAAGGTGATACATAACGAAGAACAGGTCGTCCTGTAATTGAATAACTTTCTGTTGTTGCTGTGCTTGTATAAGCAACCAAAGTATCATAATTACAATAAAATTTATCTGTGAAAATGTAATCAGTTTTTATAAAACAAATAGGTACAGAGTTTTCAATATTTGCTTTGAAAACATATCCTTTGATTGTAAAAGACGTGGTTGCAGTAACTCGGAATGGTGGGTCTTTTGGTCCTTGATTTTTACCAGGATATTCATAAGAAACAGTTCCATCCCAAAGAATTTCTGTTCTCAATTCTCTACCGGACTTTGGTTCTTGCCAAGATACAATAATATATGGATTTGTATTAATGGCAAAATTCTGAACTATTTGATCCATATCTTCTTGAAATTTTGCTAGAACTGTTAGTTGAACCTTTATATTCCAAGGAACAACCTTTAAATTTACATAAGTTCCATCTTCATTTCTATATTTTAAGTCCTCAATTTTATTTTTAACACGTTCATTATCTCTTCCTTGACTAGTAATTTCAACTGCCATGATTGGAAGACGAACTGTATCTGTTGGTCCTAATAAATCTGATACAATGTGACTTTTTGGAGCATATGTAAATGGAACCTCTACCACTTCTTTTGCATACTTTTTACCATCAAATCTTTTAATTTTTACACCATCAAATGCAGCAGCGAAATGTGTTAAAAGGGTGCGAATTTCGAAATTATAATTGTAATCGTCCATTATTAATATTTATAAGTTAAATACAAGAAACAGCAGACGCACATGTGAGAGGATAACTAACTAGAGATATTAATCCACTAGTGTATGGTGCGTATGTTGCAGAATCTTCTGTTAATAAACCATATCCACATGAATTCACAGCAATAACATCAATAAAACCACTTGAGTTTGGAGATGGAAGTGAAAAAGATAATTTATTAAATGATTTTTCAAATTGTTCTACAGGAAACGCATTAAACGAGTCTAAACCAGAAAAAGGTTTGAATGTAGAAACTGAGTACATTTCACTATTTGATCCACTTACAAATACACTAATTGTGTCATGAAAGCTGTAGCCTGTAACAGTTATAATCGGGGATGTTCCTTCTTTTACATAATAAGGTGCAACAAATCTCATAACAGGTCTTCCAGTTATAGAGTATGAGTCTGTTGAAGAATCACTAATATAAGCAGTTAGTGTTGCATAATTACAAAAAAATGTATCTGTAAAAGAAATATTAGTGTTTATTAAACAAATAGGTTTTGGATTTTCTATATAAGTTTTAAATAAATAACCTTTTATAGTAAATGATGTTGTAGCGGTAACTCGAAAGGGAGGTTCTTTTGGAGAATAATTCGCAGTTGCAGGATATTGAAAAGAAATATCGCCATTCCAAAGTATTTCTGTTCTCAATTCTCTTCCTGACTTAGGTTCCTGCCAAGAAATAATAGCATACGGATTAGTGTTTACTGAAAAATTTTGAACTATTTGATCCATATCTTCTTGGAATTTTGTAAGAATATTCATTTCAATTTCTATATTCCAAGGTATTACTTGAAGAGAGACAAATAAACCATTGTTGTTTTTATAAACTATTTTATCAATTTTATTTTTAACTCGTTCGTTATCACGATTTTCTGATTTTATTTCTGCTGCCATAATTGGAAGACGAATAGAATCTGTAACACCAATAACATCATACAATATATGACTCTTTGGTGCAAAAACAAAAGGAACCTTTATAACTTCTTTTGCGAATTTAGAACCATCAAATCTTTTAATTTTTACTCCGTCAAATGCGGAAATGAAATGTAAAAGTAAGTTTCTTTTCTCAAAATTGTAATTATAATCTTCCATTCATTCTATTTATGTAAATAATAACATGGCGTATAATGTTCCATTCGTTTTTAATCCACTAAAGAAAACTACAACTTTTAATTCAACCCAAAGCAGAATAACTGATTTAGGTAATACAGGAATTCCTACAAATGAGAATCCGTATGTGTCAAAATGTGATAACACAATATCTAATGTAAAAAGTAATTATCGTGGAATGGTTGCAAACTATGCATCTAACTACGGAATGCCTATTTCTTATTGGAGCACAGGATATAATTTAAATGATCAGAACGAAATATATGGCGAAAATCCAACTGCTCGCTATCGTGGTCCAAGAAAATTAAAAGCGGTTATTGATTTTCAAAGTTATTCTACATTTTTAACAAAATTTGGTGTTATGAGCGATCTTGATATTGTCATTTATATTCCAATTCAAAATTTTCGTGAAGTTTGGGGAGAAGTTATTCCTCTTGCAGGAGATTTATTTCTTATTGATGATTCTGCTTGTGATCGTCCACTTGAACAATCTCCAATAGTTTTTGAAATTACAGAAAAACACGATGCAATTAATCCTGCTGATTTTATGGGTGGTCACTTTGTTTGGAAGATAACTGCTAAGAGAATGGATTATTCTTACGAACCTGGAGCACCGCAGGAGAAATTCCTTGGTGGTCCTGTGGATTCTGGAGACTATGGAAAAATTGAAAGTTCTATTGATAATCCTATTATTGTAGAGGATCAATCACCTACAACTGCTGACGAGGAAGCAAAAGAAGATTTTGATACTCCAAACGATTCAATTTATGGCAAATTTTATTAAATCTTATAAATAGGTGTATGATTATATCCAGAAAACTGATTGTTGAGAACCCAAATTACGATTTGGAATTTCTATCAGAACAAACTAATAGAGACAACGAAAAAAGAATTTATATACGCGGTCAGTACGTTATGATGAATCGCGGAAACAAGAATCGTCGTAAATATATGGAAGAAGAAATGGTTCCTGCTGTTGATACATACATTAAAGAATATGTACAGCAAAACCGTGGTGGTGGAGAATTAAACCACTCATCTAACCCTGATGTTGACCTTGGTAAACTTGCAGATAAGATTGTTAGTCTTGAAAGAGATAAGAGTGATCCTGATTTTTATATGGGTAAATCTTTAATTCTTAGCACTCCATCTGGTAAAATTCTTGAATCACTTGTTCATGACGGTGTTAAATTTGGAAAATCAACAAAATGCCTTGGTCAAATTTCTGAAAGCACAGACGGCTTTAATATTGTTAAGAGTCCAATCGTTCTTCTTGTTGACAACGTTTTTGATCCTTCTGTTGCAACTGCATTTGTAAACGGTATTCTTGAAAATAAAGAATATATTATTTCTGATGATGGTCGTATTGCAGAAGTATATAGCACATTAGAAAAGAAATTAGCTAAATATCCATCAAAACATAGAAATGCGATTAACGATTATATTCGTGAATCTCTTGAAAAATTCCTACATGCACTATAATGAAACAAGACTTAGAAACAATTTATGAAAATATGTTAACTCCATCTATTTTAGGAGTAATCAGACAAGCACTACCTCTTTCACCCGTTAATGCGTTTGTAGGTACACGCGAAGAAGAAGAAGAAGATGAGGAAGAAGATGAGGAAGAAGATGAGGAAGAGTACGAAGACGATAATGACATAGCTGAAAAACATGTAGAAACTGCTAGAGAAATTCTTTCGGTAGTATCTGATTTAGATGATCTTGCAAAAGAATCAATGTATAAAAGTTTTAGAAAGAAAATAGAAAGATGCGCAGATAAAATTCGTGTTTTATCCAATGAAATTATAGAAGACCATGGTTATGATGTATGACTAATAAATTCGATAAATTATATAAAATCTTAGTAAATAAATTTGGTAAAAAATCCACAAAAGAAGGATATAAAACTGAAAAAGAACATCATAAATCACCAGAAGAAACTTTACAAATAGTAAAAGACCATTTAAAAGAATTTCCAGATTATTATAATGAACTGCAAAAAATGGAGAAAAAATTAAAGAAAAAAAAGAGGCAGAAATAATCTGCCTCTTTTTTTATAGATTTTCGTTAATCTTAGTTTCTATAACTGCTTTGTTAGTTAGTCCAATATGTCGCCAAATTTCATTTCCGTCTTTTGAGAGAATAAGAGTTGGAACTGCGCGAATTCCCGCATCTATTAGAACTTTTGGATCAGAGTTATATGTATCAACATCTTCAAATTGAAGTTTGTCACCAAACTGATTTACAATTTCAGTGAGAATAGGTTTCATCACTTTACAAGGGTTGCAATATTCATGCCCAAATTTAGTTAGTTTTAAGTTTGCCATAGAATATATCTTACTGCAAAAAAGAGAGAAAATCAAATTTTTAAATAAAAATGTAAATATGTTTACATATGAAACGTGAAGTACAATCAAAAATAGCAAAAATGCTATATCATTTAGGAACTGAAAATCGTGCCAAGGCTGATAATGAGTTAAGAGACATTATAAAAATGAAAGTTAATAATTCATTATCTAAAGAATTTCAAAAAGTTAAAGCCTCTTTTTCAAAATAAACAGTGTAAAATGCAGAAAAAAAATATATTATTATAAGTAATTATTATATGCTAACAGAACTTAAATCTATTTTCGAATCCGTGGACAAGGAAATTCTTTCCGAGGACACTTTGAAAGCAATTTCTTCTTTAATCGAAGAAAAAGTAAATGCAAAGGTTCAGGAGCGAGTTGAATTAGAAGTAGAAAGTGCCGTTAAGACACAATACCAAAAATTCAAAGTTGTTTCTGAAAAAGCAATTGCATCAATTGATGCTGATCATACAAATAAAATCAAAATGGTTGTAAATGCAATCATGGAAGATTATGACAGTAAACTTATTACAGTACATGAAGGTTACAAGAAAATTATTGCAGAAACAGCAATTGGTCATCGCGATAGTCTTGTAGAAAGCGTTGACGAATTCCTTGATTTATATATTGATAAAAATCTTCCTAAACAAGAAATTGAAGAAGCTGCAAGAAATCAATATGCTCTTAAAGCAATTGGAGAAGCTCGCAAGATTCTTGGTATTGATGAGAAATATATTAAAGGTAATATAAAAGAAGCTCTTGTAGATGGTAAGCGTCAAATGGACACTCTTCTCAAGGAGAACGTTGAACTTAAGAAAGCAAAAATAGTTGCTGAAAGTAAAAAGGTTCTTGCTGAAAAAACATCAAATCTTCCTATTGGAGCAGCACGTTTTGTTCGCTCTCGCCTAGAAGGTAAAACAGCAGATTTTATTAAAGAGAATTTTGACTACGTTATTGATATGTATGGTCGTCAAGAGCATAAAGCTAGAAAGGCCGCACTTATTAATGAAAAGAAAACATTTATCGTTGATCGGAACAGGGTAGCCGATGAAATCATCAAAGAATCAGAATATAAGACAATAAATCAGTCTAATCCGCAGAACCCAATGGAAGATTTGTATTTAAGTGGCTTAAATTTCAGAAAATAATCAAAAACAAATAAATAAAAATATATGCAATCACTAGCTTCAAACTACGTTGACTCGGCTCCCTCTCTTATTTCAAAAGAAAGAGGAAGAGCATTAATCTCAAAATGGAGTAAAATTTTAGATTTTACTGATAATCAAACCAGACCAATCGAAGGATACCAAAAAAGAATGGCAACCGCGCTTATGTGCGAAAACCAAGAAACTTGGCTTCGTCAAAACGGTCATATGCCTCGTTCTCTTATTCAAGAAACAGGAATGATCGCAGGTGGTTCATTCGGCGCAGGCGGAGTTGCAGGTTCGTCCGTATACGGTGGTGGTACTGATCAAGGTACTGCTCCTACAGCTTATGGTCAATATGGTAACACTGGTCCTGGTACTGGTGGTAACACTGATTGGTATGCTCCTGGCGATGCGCGTCTTCCAAAGACTCTCATTCCTATGATTCGTCGTACTTTCCCTGAGCTTATCACTCATGAAATCGTTGGTGTTCAACCAATGAGCGGTCCTGTTGGTCTTGCTTTTGCTCTTCGTTATTTCTATGACCAAGACGCTCTTGCATGTACACCATACAATGACAAAAGCTGTCCTGTTGGTAGCAAAACTTTCCCACAAGGTCCGGGTGTATGGACTGGTGCTAATACAGATGAAGCTGGTTATCAAAAGCTTTACACTGCACACACTGGTATCACTGCTGCTGGTCTTTCTGGTCTTGGTTTAACAACCTCAACCACTGGTTCTGGTACTTGCTTCGACTTCACTCCTCAAGATATGGGCGTTGCTCAACTTCTTGCTCACTTCGAAGCATCAAGCAACATTCCTACAATGTCTCTTAAGATTGAGAAACAAGCTGTTGAAGCTGGTACTCGTCGTCTTGGAACATCATGGAGCATGGAACTTGAACAAGATCTTATGAACATGAATGGTATTGATATTG